TACAGGTTGTTCGTCGCTTTCGCAATAGAACTCACCCCAGCGATAACCTTCTTCACGAATGATTACTTTGCCGTCTTTGTGCCAGAACTGCTTTTCAACAGCAGATTTTTTGTGTAGAGTTTTAAGTGTCCAAGTTGCCATGCTTATTTCCTATCGCCAAACAACTGCAACAAGTTCAAGAACAAGTTGATAAAGTCCATGTACAAGGTCAGTGCTCCTCGTACTTCTGCCGAGTCATTAGTCTCTACACTCAGTTCCTCACGGATCTTTTGTGTGTCATAGGCAGTAAGTCCTAAAAAGATAATGATAGCTAGTGCAGAGATCACCATCTGCATCACGGTGCTGCCAATAAAGATATTAACGATACTGGCAATACAGATGGCGATCAAACCCACAAACATAAACTTACCAACACTGTCTAGACTCTGTTTGGTAAAGTAGCCATAGCCACTCATGACACCAAACAAAATGCCTGCACCCATAAAGGCACTCACAATTGATCCCATGGTAAACACAGCAAAGATTATGGCAAAGCTCAGGCCCATTAATGCCGCAAATCCATGCAGACATAACTGTGCCACACCCTTGCTGGGGTTATTGGCCAGCACATAGCCTACACCAAAGATGGCTGCCAGTGGTGAAAAGATTACGATCCATTTCATCCAACCTGTAAAAAAGAATGCCAGCAACTCTGGACTAGAGCCAACAAAGTAACTCACAAACATTGACACAATCACAGCCAGACTCATGTGTCCATACACACGACCCATTGCTGAGTTAACTTCACTTGCAGAACGATACGTACCGCTATTATAAGTTGTTTCAAACATGTTAATCATCCCTTTCCATTTCTGTAGTTTCCTTGATCAAGGCCTGCAGTTGTTCCAGAGTAGGAACCATGAGTTTGACTGTTTTGTAATCACCCTCACTGTCGCGTCCCGACACTTCAATCATGTACGCATTGTCGTACATGTACACTGTGAACGATTCGTTGGCCTTGACCAACTTGTCGCTAATTTTATTTACTGTTTTAGTCTTTGCCATTTTCTTGTCCTAATGTTTTTGGTGAGTGATCTAACACATCGTTATATTCGTCACGATAAAAATATGCATCTTCATCGTCGATAGTAACTGTCAAGTCACTATGTCGTAAATCATAATCAACAAAATTATGATTGTCATCGTACACACGAAATACAGTCTGTCCTGTAGATATCTGTATCAAGTGTCCAGTAACGCCGTTGGCTGATTGTGTTTTCATACTATTGATATTCTTTGTTCAATTTAACGTTGGTCAAACTAGCAACCGTTTGAAACTTGTCCCAGGCATCTTTTGCCGCAGGATTGCGTTGTAATTCTGAACTTGGTAACACTGCCTCTAGCCAAATTTCTGGGCGGCGGGCAGGGTGCGCACCAAATTTACGGGGCTGATGCATCTTGCCAGTTTCCCATAACTCAATACTGACACTACGGAAACGGTCTTCGTCATGATACCCTGCCCATTCAGGATTGCTTTGGCTGAAGAATCCACGGCTGTACTCATTGTCAGTTCCGCCGCCATAGCCTGTCCAGATGCCTGACCACTGCTCGTCGTCATGCGGATCAAAATCAGTGCGAGTGATTAGCACTAGCACATCATTGATGTCTACTTTACCATCAACAATATCACGTACACAACGACTATAGCTTAGTCCAATTTTCATTTTTATCCACCAAAGTATTTGATGATTGCATCCAGATGATGGATCATGATTTCGTTTCCACTTACATCTTCAGGATGCAACCAGTATCCGTCAGGATTGGTTTCTGTCTTGGGGTTTTTCTTCCACTCTGTAAGTTCTTTCTTGAGATAGCTTCGTTGCTCTTTGAGAGTGAGCACAGTGATTCGATCGGCTGCTTCGCCGTCTAGTGTGATAGGACCAATGCGTTTGCTCATAATTTTTCTCCAGGTTCAAATCCACGGAATCGTACAAATCGAGGAAATCGTAAACTATAAGTTCCGTCTTGATTCTGCGTTACCGCATCAGCTTCGACTTCAACCACGTCACCAAGTAAGTTATCCCGGTTGCTCCAATACTCATCACGATCGCCATCACTGAGACCGCTACCAACATTAACACGTATTTGTCGTCCATCATCTTCTCCTTCACAGATTATAGCACCCAACCGTCCTAGATTACGACCAGTTCCTTCTTCAAAACCCACAATATTTAAATCAACTGTGATTGTGGGTTTCCATTTCATCCAAAAACTTGAACGTTTGCACTCGTACGGTGCATCCAGGTCTTTGATCATAATGCCTTCAAACCCTGCCTTAACTGCATCTTTGGCAAAGCGATCCATGATGTCATTGCCTTCTGCTGTGTCCAAGTCCACATCTAGGCCATTCATAATGCGCAAACAATCTGTGTCCATTAACTGTGTTTTGGCACTGTCAATCCATTCAATGCGTTTGTGCTGTTGCAGGTTGCAGTGGCCTTCTTTAAAAGCATCTAGTGGAAGGATGTCAAAAATGTGATATACCATACCGGTAGTCTCTACATCGCTTTTGCGCTGTGCTTGCTTCATGAGCTTCTGAAAACTCTCACCCACAATCTCACCGTCCAGTACAAAATAGCCACCGGTGCCTCGACCGTATTGGAATGCCTTGCGCTGATCCAAAATAGCTTGTGCAATTTGCGGAAAGTTAACAAACTCTTTGCCATTACGGCTGAACAATGTGCAGGCATTGCCTGATACTACTGCTAACACACGCACACCATCCAGTTTGACTTCCAGGCGTTTGACACCTTTCATTTTGGCAGGGCGATCGGTTGAGTCTGTTGCAAGCTGACAAGTAAAGGTGGGAATCTTGTACTCTGTTTTGCCTAGCACTTTGTTTAGAGTTTTCTCTGAGATACCGCAACGCAGATCTTTAATCAACACACGCCGAGCCAAGTTGTTCCAGTTATCAGAATCAAACAGTTGGCTAACACGTTCAATTTCATCCCGAGCATTGTGCCCGCTGGTGCTACGAGTGCGCAGTGATTCTAACAAGGCCCAGAACACAGGCCAGTTGTTGGGTCTGTTTGTGAGGCCGTCTGTCTCAGGAACCTGCTTGACATTAAACGTGTAGAAAGGATTATAGGCCTGATAACAATTAAAAAGGAAAGCCTGGGCATCGGCACTGCCCAACTTGGCGGCCATCAATGCTTTTTCAATCGTTTTTTCTTTGTGGATCCGGCTGTCAGAACTCTCAAGGTCGCGAATCCAACCTGCTGACATTATTCCCGTGTACCTTGGGTCATTGAAGTTTGTTTCATCCATATATTTAATATCTCACCATGAACTATTATAAAATACTTTTAAGCCTAGGAACAGCTCTGCCTTTGCATTTTTAATAAATGCAAGGTCGTCTTGGTAGTAGTGATCGTCGGCTTCGTTACCAAAGAAGAATCCGGACGTTGATGGCAGTTGTTTGTGTGTAACTGCACGTTCAAGCTCGTCAAGGTCTTCCCAAGACAGCTCTAGCTCAATGCCGTTAAACACATCAGAATCAGCGTTGACAGGTATTGATGCATCTATTGGTTGTACAGAATACTTTTTAGTTCTCCATAGACTTTCCATCCAGCCATGCAGATTAGGATGCTTGCGCCAGTATGCAATTTCACGTGGTTTTGTTTTGCCAGGAACTACATACTCGCCGTCAACATATTCGCCTTCGGCTTCATAATACTCGTTCTGCTGGCCTGCTTTGCTTGCCACGTAGGCGTACATATCCAATCCCATTATGCAGCCTCCAACATGTTAGCTGGCACATTAAACAGGCCGCCGTTTGTGTTAACAAGAACGTATTTGATCTTGACTTTACGCACTGTGCCAACATAGGTCAGGCCGTTGCGATTGCTAGTGAACTTGACAGAGTCACCAAGTTGGAACGTTCGTTTGTTTTGCTTGGTGAGTTGCGCACGGGCAAACTTCACAGCGTCAATCACTGACAACAGTTCAGTGTTGGTCAAATTACCAAACATAATAGCAGAGTTAATGTCTTTGATATCCATCTTGGGCTCCTGTTTTGTTACTGTATGTGTATATTATAGCAGATTGGGATTTATTGGTCAACCAAAATTACACAGTTTGGTTTGCTACCAGTCTGCGAATACGATGGGCTATGTCTTCGGGTGTGTCACCTTTGCCTGTAAGCATGAAGCCTACATACTCCACCATGTCGGCTTGCTTGAACTCCAGGTCAATGCCCAAGTTCTTGAACACAAGGTTCACTTGTTTAAGGGTCTCGACTACTGTGTCATGTACAAGAGCATGGGTGCCGTTGTCAAGTTCTTCATCAAGATAGCCTAATTCCTCTACCAGGAAATTGCCGTAAGCATTTTGGTCGTCCATGATACAGAACTTGCCAAAAGCCTTGTTGAGTTCAGGGTCATTAAAGTCGTCAATACCCTCGCCAATGTCGTTAGCGTCAATCCAGTTAAGTTCTGTCTGTTTGGTAAAATTACGCATTTAGAAGCTCCTTTTGTGTCTGTATGTGTATATTATAGCAAAACGGGAATAATTGGTCAACCAAAAGAAAACCCGCTATTTTGGCGGGTTTTTGTAGTACTTTAGTACTAGTTTACAGTAGTTACTGCTGGGCTGGGGGTAATTGGGGGATCTGCAGGAACTTGGTTTGCTGTGGACGAAAGGTTGGCCAGGTCAAGTAATGCTGTGTTAACGCCTTCTCGCATGGCACCCACAACTGCTTGGCCACCTAGTGTTGTAAGATCCACAATTGCTTGTAAGAATTGATTGGATCCCCAATCAGTTAGATCTAGCCCAAAGCTAGGAACATTAAATGCAAAGGCAAACACATCTGTTTGAGTGCCTACTGGAAGATCAAAATAATTTATACCAGCAGCATCTTGGTAGCTTTTTTCGCTAGCCTGTAAATTAGCTATCACATTCCATAATCCATTTATGGTAGTAATATTGGCACCATAAGAACCAATGATTGTGTCAATTGCAGTGTTGGCTAGAGGTATCAACGCTTGAAGGGCATTGTCTCCTGCATAGTACGGAAAGGCAGATGTGTATACCCCGGCACCTGCACCTGCTGGTACTGTAACTGGGCCTGTTGTAGGATTACCATAAGACCCATCGGCTACATTCTGCATGCGTTGGTAGATACCATATAGTGCAGTAAGAGCACCAAGGCCGTCCAATATGGTTATTTGATCGCTGACCGCGTCGATATAAGCATCTAACTCATTGAAGTTGATTGCTGTTCCGAGTATGCTAGTATTGTTGATCAGCCCAATTTGGTCAAACACTGTAACTACTGAGTCCGGGATTGGTTCTGCCAATTCTTCAATCAAGGGTAACCCGGACATTGTGTTTAGACTAGGGAGGTTAGCAGGCAACCAGTATGCAGTTTCAGAGATGTCAATGCCGATAGGAACAGGTTGCTGGGAACGGTATGCTCCGTCAGGTGCAGAAACTACAATATTGGCAGGATATACTGTTGTAACGTCCCATACCCAAGGAGAGAATCCATTGATTACTTCAGCCAGCTGAGGTAATGTTGTGTCAGCAATGCTTGATATCTGTTGCAGCGATACTTGAATAGCTTTGTTTGCCACGGCTGCTGCCAAAGGAATAATTTTAGCAAGTTCGTTACATCCACTTATTGTTGTCAAGCTGGTTGACACAATTGGTTCAATGTTAGAATTGACTGCGCCAGTATCGTCGTATATCAAGATAGGGCCAGCTGGACTAGGAGTTTGCATTGTAGTGAAACTCTTGGGAAACATGATCACTGGATCCATTAGGTCTGCCATGGTCTTGACACCCGGAGTGGTCACATTTAACAGCGTGGTTACTTGTAACAAAGCATCACCGGTTACTCTCTTCATGCCCAAGTACGCTAGTCGCTGTAACTTATCAAATTCGTTGGTTGTTAAACCAGTTGTGTTTGTTAAACTTATGCGATTGTTGTCTACTAGGTCTGCAATATTCTTATTTGTTAAGCCGGCTGCTACTAACAATGTTTGCACACCAGGCAATGTTGCACTTTGAATACTTGCTACTGCGGCAATTTGTTGCAGAAGTCCTGCTGGTGTGCCATATAAATCGAGCTTGTTTAAATCTACTAGTACCCCTTGTGCCGCTAGGTCTTGCCCAAGTGCTGTTAAATTAGTGTTGACCGCTGAAATATTATTTGTAACCAATGCATCCATATTGCTAAACGTAGGGCCTAGATACGTGTTAGCATTGTTTGCACTTTGTATTACTTGATTAGTTGATGCAATAAATCCTTGCACTGCTGTGAAGCTAAATGCAAAACGACCTAGATTGCCGTTGCCCAAGTAAGCATTACCAGTCTGTTCAATCTGTCCAGTAAACCCAGATGGATTAGTAACAGGGGTGAGTATGCTGTATGCTGGCGGAATACTGTTGCCTAGTGCAGGACAATACGTTGGGCCTGCTGACCCACGGATGCTTTGTAAACTCAGTAGCGTGTCAGCCGAACACCATGTGGATGCACCAGCATTGTCAAGTGCATCCAACAACGGAACCATGATTGTTTGAGCATCAAACGAAGTTATTGAATCAGTCAATGAAGCTGGCAATGCTGCTATTCCAGAATTGTCTAAAAATTCTGCCGCAACAATCAGTTGCAATGGTGTTACTACGCTTGTGGTCATTAGCCACCTACCTTAACATCAGGACTGCCGCCTTGGCGAGTGTGTCCACACGTATCGGCATTACCAGTTACTATAATTGGTTTGCCGCCTGCACGAACTGAACCAACGCCGCCAGCAGTGGCCTGGGCACCGTTGTTGTGTTCATTTCGTCCTTTTTTTGGATACGGTGGATGAGCTGTTACACTTTGACCTGGAATCATTACTGGAATGCCGTTGACTTTCACCGACGTCACCCCTCCTTGGGCTACGCCGCCTGCTGTATTTGAATCACCATCTCGCTGTGCTGCTGGCATTTTATCCTAGGATTAATTTCTTGTCTGGTACCTTGATACCAGTAGTTGCTTCCAGGTATTTCAACTTGACACTGTCGTCAGTTTTGGATACAAGTGAAACGCTATTGGTATTTAGCTTGATTTCTTCCTTGGGATCAGCCGTAAACATACTGGGCACAAGTCCCATGCCCTGCGGTCCAGGAGCAATACTCACTGGTTCTTCTAGTGTGATCCAGTCCCCGCCTGAATGTTTTACTTTGGCAACCATTTCTTCGCCAGAGTTCATTTTGAATGTGTATACTTGATTGTGCTCGAGTGCTATTTGCATTATGCTAATTTCTTTCTAAGTTCGTTAAATCCGCCCACATGTTCTTGATCCAAGAAGATTTGTGGTAGTGTTCTGGCTGTTGGTACAGCTTCTAATAATTGTTCTTTGGTCCAGTCCTTGCTCACGTTACGTTCTTCGTATTCAATACCTTTGCTTTCAAGCAGTGCCTTGGCTTGAACACAATAAGGACATTGATCCTTACTCCATACTATCGCTTTCATTTTATTTTCCTTCTTTTGATTTGTCGTAGGTCTTGGCAAAGATGTCTGTTTTAACAACACCATAATCGCCGGGGCCGTGCTTGACAATGTAATCGTTGCCCTTGGTATATTCTAAGTTACCCCAGCTGGCTCTGACAACACCGTCATGATCTGCTAGTCGAGCTACCTTCATGATCTTCTTGGGAGTAGCAGAGCCATCCTTGTTATCATCGTAATAAGCAGCAAACTTAATGGGGCTAACAGGATACCGCTCACCTTTAGGGCCTGTGATAATCTTGTGGCCCACTGTGTAGTCAACAGGACCTTCAAGTGTGTCTACAGTACCGTTGTCAGTGGCTGTTTCGTAACTGATAGGTGTAGGATGTTTGTAAGTTGTGAACCCACCTTGAGTGAACCATTTGTCGTTTATTTGTGGTTGCATGCTGTCATCGCTATTCATTTTATTCTCTTTCTTAGTGCTAGTTGATAATTTATGAACATAAAGTCTATTTCATTTATAAACATATTCACAAATGCGTCTAAGGACATCTTAGGTCGATCGTGATGATTAGGTGCATGATCGAACAGATAGTCATCAAACAGTATTATACCGCCTGGTGCTAGCAACCCAAATGCCATTACTGCATCAGTAAGTGCTCCTGTTGCTGAGTGGTCACCGTCAACATAGATAAAGTCATACTGTCGTTTTTGTGAAATTAAGCAACCTAGTGCGTAGTAGGATGGATCAACTAGGATTTCTACTGTTTGTGTTGGTAGCTTGACTTCGTTAATGTTATTCCTAAATCTATCTTCAATTACTGGGTCTTTGAACCAATCAATGCAAGTCATTGTGCCAAAACTCGACAACATATTTTCCAACATCCAACAACTTGCACGACCTTCAAGTACCCCAATCTCCAGTATAGAATTAACACTTTCTAAATTGCTGGTACAATGCTTGACATTATCTTGGTTGCCGCTAAAATAGTCAGCAGTAAATTCTGGCATTTATAGATCCGGCAACTCGTTGTAGTCTAGTTGATCGCTCATAACACCAATAACATAATTAGTTGATTCGTTTTCTTGTAGTGCAGTTTGTTTCTTGCTGGTATCCACATGCTTGTTGAACCAAGGAATAGGTGTTGATTTAGGTGCAGGATTGAGATACTTGATGCCAACTTCGTTGAGTGCGTTCTTGGCTGTGAAGTCCACAAAGTCTCTCAAGATGTTGGCATTGAGGCCAATCACTGGACCATGCTTGAACAAGTAGTCAGCCCAGTCTTTTTCTTCACGGATTACGTCTAGGTACATCTGATACACTTCTGCTTCGCAACGAATCTTGGCAGCGGCAAAGCGAGGATCTTCTTTCACAACTTGATTGATAATCCAGGCTGTCCAGTCCTTGTGACCAATTTCGTCTTGCAGGATCAATTGAATGATGTTGCCGTTACCAATAAAGATTCTATTTTCTACCATGGCCAAGCTGGTGGCAAACGATACCATGAAGCGGAATGCTTCTAGAGCATAACTAGCATTGAGTGCGAGCCAGATAGCATCAATGTGTTCTTCTTCAGAAATAACTTCTCCAGTTTCCTTACGACAATTAATCACATGCAACTTATCATAGTAATTGCCGACTGAACTGGCCATGTCTACAATTTCTTGTGTGTCGTGAATAGTGCTGAACACATCCTTGGGCACGTTATAGATGTTACGAATGATGTGACTGTAACTGCGACTATGAATATTAGTTTCAAAAAAGCTCCAGTTGTACATCAAGGCTTCAAGTTCAGGAATCGAGCACACTGGTGTGAAAATCTGACTGGGGCCACGACCTTGCAAACTATCCAGCGCTGTTTGACGCAACAGATTGGATGTGAAGATATGTTTAACTGTGTCGCTAGAATCTTTAAAATCCTGTGAGTCTTTGGTCAAACTAACTTCTTCCGGAACCCAGAAGAAACCACGTGCCTCTTGTTCAAATTTGGCCAGCTTGTTATACTTGACTTCTTCAAACCGTTGAATGGTGACAGGACCTGCTGGATCAAGAAACATCTTACGATTAAGGTAGTCTGTTTTTGTTGTTAAATTATATTGTTGTTTACTCATTAGTATTTTCCTGATGCAAGTACGATCTTGCAAATATGTTCTAATCTCTCAATATGCTCGTAAGCACGCCATGGTGTTGTGTCAATTGCTACAACACCATGCCCTTTAATACCTACAATGTCATAAGCAATATTACCAGCACTATCTAATTGTAACTGCTTGTGGCATTGATCTGCAAGCTCTTGGCTAATAGGTGGCACATCACCTACGTTAGGTGCCACCTTAGTATAACGATTCAATTCCGGAAAGGCATCACTAATTGTACTCAAATCAATTCCGGCATGCATGGCTGCAATACAGTAAGTTGGATGAACATGGACAACAACTCGAACATCACCTGCATGTTGTCCCATTGCTTTCTGTAGACCAAAGTGTAGTGGAAGTTCTCCACTGGGTTTTAAATTGGCACTGATATCAGTATACAGCAATTCTTTACTCACATGATACAATCGGGGAGGTTGGTCATAGTAGCCTTTTTCGATGCCAATCTTCTTAAACTGATCCGGCTGTAGTGTTTGCTTACGCACACCACTGGGCGTGATGTAAAAATGGTCTCGGTCGTGATGACGAATACTCACATTACCATCACGACTGGTAATCCAATTGCGTTTGTACGCATCTAACATCACATCACATATTGTTTCTAGCATTATTTTTTACCAATGTCGTATAACCCCTGCTACAATAAACATGTTTGTGATTACATAACATGCTATTATAGCAGTTCTTATTAGAGCCACGCGATCAGCTTCGGTATCACTATCGCTGGCTTTTTCACCAATTGCTTTGGCCCAGAGGCGCCATATATTACAACTTGCAGCTTTCACACGATTCTTCATCATCAAAGTCAATCACTTCTAGAGTTGTTGGCGCAGTTTCATCGACTTGTTTGCTGCCTGCTTTGTTAATCAAGCTGTAGTAGAATGTCTTGAGTCCCCACATGTGTGCTTGCATCAAATTCTTAGCAATCAACGTAGTTGGTACTTTGCGACCTTCAAAGTGTGCAGGATTATAAAAAGTGTTGGTGCTGATTGACTGATCTACATAGGCTGCTAGCACTGCGGCAGTTTTCAAATAACCATCACAGTCTTTTTGCGCCCACATTAGTTGATACTTGTTCTTGAGTTTATGGTACTCTGGCACAACTTGTGTTAATGAGCCTGCTTTGCTTTCTTTTACCGAAATAAGACTCATGGGCATTTCAATGCCATTGGTTGAGTTAATCACAACTGAACTAGATTCTACAGGAGCAATAGCCATACTGGTAGCATTACGTACACCGTATGCTCGCATTTCTGCACGTAGGCCTTCCCAGTTCAGTTCAGGTGCAAAATCTGCAAGCTCGTTGACGCCGTTGGCACGTAGTTCCCAAGGAAACACTCCTTGCCCGTATCGAGTTTGATCAGACCCTAGACAACGGCCACGCTCTTTGGCCAGTTCAACACTCATCTCAGTTAGATAGTAGGCTTGGTGTTCCATCCACGATTTAACTTCGTTTAATGCTTCCTTCTCACCATACTTTAGACTGCGTTTAGCATGCCAGTAGGCTAGATTAGTAATGCCAATTCCTAATGGACGAATTTCGTCGTTGCTTAGTTTAGACTGGATGGAAAGAAAGTCTTGATAGTCCAAAATATTATTAAGGCTACGATGCAGTATCCTGCAAGCACGGCGCATGTCTTCAGGATTGCGGAACGCACCCCAGTTGATACTGCCCAATGTACAAAGAGCAATCCGCCCGTTAGCATCATCAAGTCTCTTAAAAGATTTAGTAGGTAATAAGATTTCACAGCAAAGGTTACTCTGGTAAATGGTATGATACTCTGGATCAAACGGGCCTTGATTCATGACATTGTCAATGAACACAAGATAGATACGTCCTGTATCTGTGCGTTCCTTTAGGATTCCACCTTTGAACACTTCTTCAGCGCTCATTACTTTCTTGCGAAGGTCAGTTCTGCTTTCGTACTTGACATAAAGTTTTTCAAACAAGGCAGTATCTTTGTAGAAGGCCTCGTATAGATCCGGCACCTCGTTAGGGTCAAAGAACGTGATGTTTTCCCGGTGTCTAAATCTACGCCAGAAAAAAGCAGAAAGCACCACCCCGTAGTCCATGTGTCGGACACGGGTTTCTTCGGTTCCTTGATTGTTCTTGAGCACAATAAGATCATCGAATTGAAGATGCCAGATGGGGTAGAAAACAGTTGCACTTGCATTACGAATGCCTCCTTGCGAGCATGAGCGCAGGTCACCGAACCATTTCTTTAGGAACGGGATCATGCCTGTGTGTTGAATTTCGCCGCCACGTATGGGAGCACCTAGTGACCTTAGTCGGCCAATCTCCAATCCAATGCCTGCACGTTTGCTGGCATACTTGGCCATCATCTCACCAGAGGCAAAGATGGAGTCAAGGTCATCATCACTGCGGATAAGCACACAGCTAGAAAATTGTTTGGTAGGAGTACCAAGACCAGCAAGCACAGGAGTAGCCAAAGTGAACAAACCGTCACTCGCCGCATTGTAGTATTCTTTGATGTAGCGCATTCTCGCTGAGTTCGGTTCTTCTGAGTGAAATACAGTAGCGGCCGCGACCATGTATCGAATCTGTGGAGTTTCATAAATTTCCTTTGTTGAACGGTTTTTAACAAGATACTTCTCAATCAACTGCTCAATGGCAGCATAAGAGTACTGTTCATCCTTCACATGGTCCAGCATGTCATGCATACGGTTCCAGTCAGCTTCATCATACCATTCTAGTAGCTCAGGAGTATACAAGCCAGTGGCCACGTTTTTCTTCACAATCTCATACAAGTGTGGAGGCTGGTAGCTGCCGTAAACGTCTTTGCGCAACATGCTGAGACGTTGTTTACCTGCCACGTATTGGTAATTGGTGTGGCCCACATCTGGGTTAGATTCCACGTCAATCAAGTCTACAATGGCACGTAAGGTAATTTCATCAATTTCCTTGGTAGTAATACCATCATAGAAATGCAACTGAGCCTTGATCTCTATCATACTTTGACTAACATCTGCAATACCTGAACAGATTTTAGCAATTTGGGTTTGCCACTTTTCCAATGCCAAATTCTCACGCTGGCCGCTGCGTTTTACAACTGTAATTACTTTCATCGATACCTTATTTGATTTGTTTTTTTATTTGATTTTGTGTGATACTGTTACGGATTGTTACAGGTCCCAGGTTGATATTTAACACCTGAGACTGGTCCCAATTCAATATATATTTCTCTTGGTCAATTAGGACTAAATTGTCACTACCTGTGTCTACAAGCACCGTATCCTGCAGGTCTTCACGATCTACTATACATATAGTATACAGGATTCCTAGGCCTCTTGCAAGAGGACAATAGATGTTATCACTCAGTAGTTGCCAAGGATCTGGCCAATTTGCCCGGTCATCCCAGTGCAAATGATATGGTGTCCACGGAGTTTGAAACCACCAAGAATTGATGGCCAGTATTGCTGCTTCACGCTCCAGAGTTTTACACTGGAGGCGAAGAGTTGACCAGGATTCTAACCTGTCGTTGAAATTTTGTGACCACATTAGCCGAGGTGTGTAATTGAGTAATAAATGTATGCATCACTGCCCGTGTTAGTAGAACTATAAGACACAGTAACTTGGCTTGTGGCCTCGGCTGCGCTCAATGTAATACCAGTACTTGCATTTTCTGTGTAGTCATCAGTATAACTGAATGTGGTGCCAGATACAACTGTTATGGTACCTGTGCGGTAAGTGACTCCTCTAGTGATGGAGTAGTCCATTTTGAATGAATAGATAGGACCAAGTGTTGCCCCTGCATTTACCACATATAGTGTACCTGTATCGTTGTTGTTCAACAATGATCTGATACCAGTTGTTCTTGCATATTCGCCCAGTTGCATTTCGTTAGAAACTGTGTCAACTACTGTGCCGTCAATTGTGTAGGCGATGTTGCGAATGTTTTGTCCCAGCACAATACTGCCGGTGTTGTTTATATCAATACGAGGCTTGATTGCAGATTCACTAGTGGTACGCTCAAACAAGTCGCCTACACTGATGTTGTTTTCTCCGTTGATATCGATTACTGCGGTGCTGGTACCTGTGGTTAGTGGTGCGCCTTGGTACTGGTTACCTACATCATAAAAGATATTGTATGAAGTTGCGTTAAGACTACAAGCATCAAACACAATACCTTCATGATAAACATTGTCAAAGAAGTTGTGTATAATTCGCACACCAGTTGGGTTGGTAACCAACAGCACGCCTTGGTACAATGCATTAAATTCGCTGTTGCTAACTGTTAACGACTTGATAACTTGATCAGTACTGAGTCCATATGTTGCACCGGCAAACTTGCAGGTATCAAACACAATCTGTGAACAAGGATAGCTGCCGCTACTGGCAAAGTTAACGCAACTTAGATTTTCAGTGGATGTATCACCGTCACCTGTGGTAAACGGGCCTTGCAATGTTACATTACTAACGCTGACTTGGGTAGCACGATCTAATAATAAAATGTTATGACTCAGTGCAGAGTCATTACCAGACAACGATGTACTCAGACTCATGTCAGAGATTTCAATACTCTGCGGACGAGCAGCACCGTTGGTACCAATGCTGGTACCTGTTTGTTGCAGGCTGTCAGCAGTTTGTACCACATATTCTGGCAGGCCGCCTGGTTCTGGTTCCCAATTGGTAGTATCAATAGAGGGATTTGAGGTTGCTGTGGCAGGAACAGCATTGATAGATCTGTAGTAGGTTCCGCTGTAAGAAACCAACACACCCACAGCATACGCTGTGTTTGCTGCCCAGGCATTAACTTCAAAACTGATGATACTGGAATTTGTGCCGTCACCGTATAGTTTGGCAAATGGTGGCACCAGGATGGTGTCAGTGACCACATATGTGCCTGCAGGGAAATATAAACCTCTGCGAATTTGAGGGTTTACTTCACGGCAGTACAGTTGAAACAAGGCTCGGTTGATTGCAGCAGTGTCGTCGGTGATACCGTCGCCTGTGGCCCCAAAATCCGTTACAATTACAATGCTGTCCAAGCGGCTCTGTAGGCTTTGTGTTACAGGAGCTCCAGATGTTGCACCTGTTTGTACTGCATAGCCTGCTGTTAAACCTTCGTATGTGTACTGGTTAGCATAATTTAGAATATCAGAAAATTCAGTAAGAACTTCTGTATTGCCAACAACCGGGGCACCTTCAGTCAAGTCTCCGTTGCCAATAAACAGTTGACGTGTATCAACTGCCCAACCTAATTCAGCACCTGCTAATGGTGCCGGCAGATCTTGTAGCAGACCCTTGCGTTGTGTTATTCTAGATATTTGTAAAATGGCCACGGTGTTTCCTCAATCAGTTACATATTTACCTAGTCAAGTAATACAGCTCTACTCGTTTCATCCATTCATCTGACCAGTACCGGAACTCGTCGCCTTCAATAACAAACTCTAAATATTGGGGTTTATCGTAAGAACCATCTGCTTGTGCTTTGGGCTGTACTGCCATTAAAATAACACCTGTATTGATGTCTGTGCCGTGAGTTTCATTATGTGCGGCTGCGTAGGCTGCAAGTTGCACAAAGTAATCACCAATCCACTCACGCTTTTTTACTTTGTTGCTTTGCTTAAAGTCCATGATTGCCGGCTTGTCTTTCCACAAGCCCAGGCAGTCTGTGGTACCTGCATACAGACCGGAATAGTACACAGGGACTTCTGTGCCCCAAAATTCATTTACATTGGGTTGTAGGCCTTGCATGATAACTTCTGCTGCCATGTACCACGAAGGATGTGCAAATGGGTTGCCGGGCAAGGGTTTCATGTCTGTTTCTAGAACATAGTGTTCTAGATAGGAATGCATACGTGTGCCACGATTGGCAGCTTCTGTGGTAATTTCCTGTGCTTTGACTTCCCCTACTCGCTTTTTCCAGTTGGCCAGCGCTTCACGCTGTTCAGCAGGTTTGGTCTTGTCAAGAATTGTTGTTACACTAGGAACTTTGGACCCGTCTGGCAAACAATAATGTCTCTTGCCGTCAATTGTTTCTCTGTTTAAAGGGGTGTAATTGTATCGTTGTACTATCATTAATCTAGCTTTTTGTAAAAGGTAACTTCTTTAACAAAGTTATTGTCAGTGTTGATGCGGTCAAAAATGTATTGGAATGTTGAACGATCATTCATGCTTAGTATATTATACAGTCTTTCGTTTAAAATTGCAAATGATTGGTTAGTCTTTTTATCAAAGTATGCAGTGTGACTCAGGTACTTTTGCCATTGTTCTAGATTTTCGGGCATGGTTGCCAATTCATCTATTGTGGATGTCAAGAAGTTGTAGAGTGCTTTGGTTTCATTGGGATAGCGCACAAACAGTTCATGTGTGAGACATTCTGTTAAAATACCTGCCAGTACAGGCCTATACTCCAGTGGTAACGCTTCTACGTCCAAGTGCCAGGTTGGCTCAGTTAGGTTAATGCTGAACATCAGGAACACAAAGCCTTTACGAGCAAACCAGTTGTTCCAGTAATCAATCCAGTCCTTTATGTAAAAGATGTTGTTGAGACTGAACACAGGAGTAAGCACACAATTCCAACGTGGCATCCAGACCTTGCGGCCCCGTTGTACAGTCAGCTTCTTGTCAAAGTCTACCAGTGTGTCAAGATTGATTTCAATCTTTTCAAATCGTGCTGGCCAACGAATGTACTGATAGTTGCGGTCTACAGAATCAATACTGAGATTGATATCAATAGTCTTAAACTGTGACATTTTACTCAGTAAATCCTGATTGGGGTTTACTGTTAGTGCTGTAGTTAATCTTAGGTTAATATCAGGGGCAATACCTTGATCTATCATCCAATCAATCAGCTTTTTCATTCCAGGCTGAATTAAACTTTCCCCGCCAATGAAATGCACGTAAAAATGCTCGTACAAGTCTTTCTTTTCCAAGATACTGGCAGTGATAAACTCCCAGTGTTCAGGGCTTTCACTGATGTCCACTTCGTATTGGGTGTCCACAGTAGTATTAGTGATTCTAGCATAGCTAGAGCTTTCTGTGGGGCTACAGCTTCTACAGGCCAGATTGCAAAGATTACTGAACTTTACTCTAACTTCGTAATCATTGACCACAGTGGTATCAATGAACTTTTGCAGTCGCTGGGTTGGATACATCATGAACCCTACCACACGCTCGCTTTGGCCCCCATGATCTTCCTCTGACCTGCAACGATGACATGCCGTAGGCCATTCTCCTGCCAACTGTTGTGCTTTTATTTCTGCAAATGGGTCTAGTCCAGTACTGGCCACAAATGTTCTAGCGTCTAGATTACAGCAACAGGTCTTGTAGATGATGTTGGGTAAAAAATCAGAATGCCTTACATCTAGTATGTTGTAGGGTGCTATGCACAGGCTGGGATTGCTTTGTGCTAGAGTTAAATGTTTTTCAACTTGACCTTGAACAGATATGTCAGTTGATGTCATGGTCTTTGAGATATATCAACGTGATTTATTTTCATAATGATTTATTTACAAGGAGTTCCGCAACTGTTCTGGCACACAGACAATGCACCTTGTGCTACTGTAGCGTACTGCCAGGTGTTGACAATACTGTTGAACCATTGGATACAATCTTCTAGAGGGTGTTCAATTGCGTTGTTTTCTCCAGAATTAAATAATTCTTTAAGCTGGATCATGTTTTCATTCATAGTCGGATCCAGTGTTTGTGGATTATGCCCCACAAAACAACACGGATATATTTCGCCCAAGGAATTCACATACAGCTCTTTGATACGTTGTGCCTGGCAATTCACAGTCATTTTTTTATGAAACTGCGACTCTTGCTTGTTGGTCCAACGTTGAGTTAAAATATATTCTTTCTTCTTTTTAAACTCTGCAACATCAAAGTCCAGTATAGGAAATCCATTTATACTATGACTGTATGCGCCGTCTGCATTGAACACTGGAACTTGTCCACGTTCATTGGGTCTGGCCCAGAATTCAGCAAAGCCCAGTTCCAGACTCATTTGTCTGCATGCATCAACTTGATGCTGATTGTGATCGAACTGTAACATTTGCCATTTAGCTCGGCCACCTGCTGCTATAAAGATCTGTGCATTCTTTAAAACTGTGCTGAACAGAGTATTTTGTCTATACAGTGAATGTGTATCAGCTAGACCATCAATTGCAAATGTTATGTCAATCCCTTGTGTGCCTAGTCTGTGCCAGAACTCTTTACTGCCACCACCACCATTGGTGCCACCTGATATTGCAATATCGGGACTGTGGCTTTTAAACCAGTCGATTATGTCAGGGGTTTCTGGGTTCATCAACATGTCCCCAAAGTTGCCGCAAAATAGTATCTCTTTAATTTGTGTCGCTACGCTGACAGGAAATATCTTTTTTATGTCAGCCAAAGACAGATTGCGCTCTGTGTAACCAGTGTTTATGTTAGTGCCGTGCATGTTGCGAACACAGCTGGGGCATCTTGCATTGCAAAGGCTGCTGAGTTCAATGTGTAGCCGCTGAATATCACCAAGTGAATACATGGGGTATTTTACACCCTAAAACTTTCACCACAACCACAACGATCGCGTTCATTGGGATTGTTAAATTGAAATCCCTCGTTGAGTCCCTGGCGCACATAATCAACAGTAAGTCCTTGCAGATACACACAGCTCTTGGGATCAACAAAGATTTTACAACCAACACAATCAAAGCACTGATCTTCGGCTTGTGGAGTGTCTACGTATTCTAACACATACGCAAGTCCCGAGCATCCTGTAGTTTTAACACCCAATCGAATGCCTTCGCCACTGCCGCGACGTGTTAGTGTTTGTTGTATTTTTTTAGATGCCGCATCAGTTAGAGAGATCATGTTTCTTTCGGTAGTCTTCAACTGCGGCTTTGATTGCATCTTCTGCTAGAATTGAACAATGGATCTTCACAGGTGGTAGGGCTAGTTCTTCGGCAATTTCGGAGTTTTTAATTTCTCCGGCTTTGTTGATGTGCATGCCTTTGACCCACTCTGTAATGAGGCTCGAACTTGCAATAGCCGATCCGCAGCCATACGTTTTAAATTTCGCATCTGTAATAATACCTGTATCATGGTCCACCTTTATTTGCAATTTCATCACGTCGCCGCATGCAGGTGCGCCAACCATACCAGTACCAATATCAGTATCAGTCTTGTCAAAAGATCCGACATTCCGGGGATTTTCATAGTGATCTACAACTTTTTGTGAGTATGCCATATTATTGTGTACA